CCCGATCCGCCGCCAAAGTTCGACACCGACACTTCGACGCCCGCCTCGTTCTCGACCGGGTGATCGGTGTCGAAGAAAAACTGGCCATCGTAATGGGTGGTGGCGAAGCCCTTTTCCAGCTGCTCCCATACCAGGTCATCCGGCAGTTCAGCCGCCACCTGGCCCATGTCGGAGACCAGCGGGGTATAGATGCCATACTGATCGTCCGAAATGTCATCAACCGGGACCGAGACCGTCTTTTCGAACTTGCGGTTGGTGATGACGAAGCCGTCAGTTTCCAGCCGTTCGACATAGCGTTCACCGATCCATTCCCGCATCGGCCCAAGCTCCGACAGCTTGGGATAGGCCTGATGCCGGGTGGTGGAATTGACCGTCATCGCGATGCGGCCATAGGTGGTTTCAACGCCCGTCAAACGGGTGTTGAAGGCGGTGGTCATGGCGACGTTCAGGGCTGCCAGGGAGGCCCGGGTGATATCCATTGCGGATCTCCGATCAGAGGATTTCGACCACGACGCCCTCGGGCGTCACGTCCAGGCACTTGCCCGCGACGATGGTGCTGGTGGCCGACGAGCCCACCGTGTTGTCATCGACCACATAGACACTGGTGCCGATATGGGCGCGGGTGACGGGGTTCGTCGTGTCGTTGGCCATGAGGAACGGCCCCCGCTCGATATCGACACCGATGGCACCGGCGGCGCCTTCGGTATTGTCGGCCTCAGCCAGCGCGACACCACGGATGCGGGTTGCGGTGGTGATCGCCTTGATCGCATAGCCCGAGGCGTTCAGCGCCACCATCGACCCGGCGAAGATCCGGGTGGTGGCGGCAACGGGATCGCGGAAGCGGTGGCCGTGGGTCAGGCGGGTGCGCGGCGCATTTTTCGTCAGAGCGGTCATGGATCAGCCCTCCTGCATCGCGGCGCGCTGTTTGAGGTAATCGGCCTCGCTGACGCCCATGCGCGAGGCGATCTGCCGCTCCAGCGCATCCAGGCCGTCAGCCGCCGTCTTCACGGGTGGCAGCCTGCCTGCCAGCTGGCGGTCGCCCAAGTTGACCAGCACAGGCGCGCGATCGACGAAGCGCTGAAAGAAGTCGAAATCCTTGCTGGCCAGTTGCCGGAAATCATCTTCATTGGCGGGGGTGATCTTGCCCGCCGCGCGTCCGGCCTCGATGGCGGTATCGATCCGATCCTTGGTGATCGCGTCCTGCAGCGAGGCCAGCTGGCGCACCACGGCGTCATGGGCCTTCATGGAAACGAACTGGGTCGGATCGGGCGCCCTTTCGGCCAGCTTGGCGCAGATCTGCCGGGTAACATCGCCGCCGGTCACGCCTGCAGCCGTCATGATCGACGCAAGCTGGGTCTCAGAGGTGGCCAGCGCCTTGACGCGGGCCACGATGTCGGCGGGCTTGTCGGCGGCAATGCCGAGGGCGCCCGCGATTTCGTCTAGCGGTTCCATGCGATCCTCTCTGGATGCGAGTTGGCGAAGCTGGGGGAGTGCGGGGGTGTTCACGAGACCGGCGCTGTCGATCCGCATCACGCGGCGGTCAGGCAGGGTCAGGAAATCGGGCGAGATGAAGCGATAGGCCCGCCCCTCAAGCGCGGCGCGGCCTTCGGGCGTCCACTCGACCGAAGCCATGATCCGGTCTCCCTCGACCTCCATGGCGGTGATCCAGCCTGCAGCCCGGGTATCCGGTCGCGCATCACCCACCGGCACACTGCGATGGTCGAAATCGACCAGCAGCCTGCCGCCGGGTGCCGCCGCAAAGCTGGCGGCTATCACAGCGGCCGGATCGGCCAGCGTGAATGCCGGGCGGGCATCATCAGTCTTGAACTGGCCGACCGGGATCAGCTCGATCCGGTCAGCCAGAGCATCAGGGAGGCGCATCGCGGCGCAGGTGTTTCGGACAAGCTGGGTCATGCCAGCTGATTGCCACAGCCTGCCGGATTTAGGCCCGGGGATGCAGTTTCAGAGGGATCGCCCGCGCCGGGCGGGACATGCGGCGGGGGCCTTGCCCGCAACACCGTTTAAACGCGCAGGATTGCGTTCAAAAAGGCCCGACCCCGATTTTCGCGGGGAACGGGCGGGCTACAGGCTCAGCCCGCCTGTGCGGGCGATTTTTCGGGGGGTGTCGTGATCGCCCGGATATGCGCCGTGGCATGGTCGATCAGCGTATCGCGGGCCATGTCCTGCGGCTCGGTCTGCAGATCGGCCAGGCGCTGGCGCCAGCCGTCCAGGTCGAACAGGTCAGGGTCGGGCCTAAGGGCGCGCATCGATCAGCCTCTGGATCAGGTCGGCATGGGCATCCATCAGCTGACGGACACGATTGGACATGCGGAAATGATAGGTGACGGCCTCGCGTTTCTCAAGCCAGAGCATCCGGGCATGCCCGAAAACCTCTGCCCCCTGTGGCAGCAGGCGCAGCTCGTCGGCAAATTCCGGGATCAGGGTCGAGAAATCGGCCAGCAATGGCCGCAGCTCAGCCTTTGGCCGCCGCACCGCGCGCCAGATCGACCCACCGGGGCTGACGGCTGTGATCGACTGCCCGGCCTGACCGAACAGGATGCCCAGATCGTCGGATGACAGCGTGGCCTCGGTCACATGCGAGCGGAAAAAGCTGGCGCCGGATGGGATGTCCAGCCCGTCCAGCGGCACCACATCCGGGCGGGCGGGCTGGGCAGACCGCATCACCACAGGCACAGAATCGGCATCGGTGATGACCAGCGCCTCGCGCCCGTCGCCCAGGCGGCGAAGCCGCAGACCTTCGAGGATGCCGCGTTCTGATGCGCGCTGTGCCGGGGCACGATCAGGCGTCAAGCGGTCCCAGTCTGTGCCCATATCCAGCCAGGTCGCGCCTGGATTGGTGTCAAAGCTGGGGTCGACCCCGGCAGGCACCATGAACCGCTCGCCGCTGCGCTTGTTGATCCAGGGCTGTTCCTCCAGATCCATGGGGGGCGAGACGGTCTTGCCGTTGCGCTGCATCCAGCCTTCGGTGCGCTGCAGGACGGTGCAGCCGCAGAGCCAGCCGTTTAGCGGATAGATGCGCAGCCAGATCGGATCATCCACCCGCCAGATCTTGCCGTGGAAGCGGGCGTGATCATGGCGCTTGGTCGGTCGTTCGATCTGGACATATTCCAGATACGGGAAAGCGTCCTTGGTGCGCTGGATGCGCGCCCAGTGCCCGGCGGCATGGGCCGTGCGCATGTTTGTGTCAAAGATCACGCGCAGGCGCCGCATCGATCCGAGTTGCACCTCCTGCAACTCGCCGGTTAGCGGGTCGCGCTCGATCGACTTGCCCCACCAGCCCATCTCCTGCAGGCGCGGCGCCAGATCGCTCTGGAACTGAGCCAAGGTCCGTCCTTCGGCCAGGGCGCGGTCAACTTCGCCCCGGATCGCCTGCTCCACATCGTCGCGCATGGCCTTGGCCACCACGAAATCCCGCGCGTGGTCCTCGCGGAAATGGTCCAGGTGATGAAAACGCTGCAACTGCGGGGCAAACCCCTTGCTGCGGAAATATTCGATGGCTTCGCGGTGCTGCAGCGGTTTCAGGTCGATCTGGGCCATGGGACGCCTTTCAGTTTACCGGAGGGCGCGGCCGCTGGCACGGCACACGCTGGACGGTGAGAATGTAATCCACACCGTCCAGATCAACGACGATTGCAGCAAGATCTCCGGGAAAAAGCAATATTTCGTTCGGCACCCGCTGGCCCTCGTCGGCCCCGAGCATTGCAGAGATCTTGGTGACGGAGGCGAGCATGCTATGCGCCATGTCAGCCACGAATGCCTGCGCCGACTTCGCCCGCGACCCGCGCCGCAAATGTTGATCGGGTCAGCAGATCGGCCACCGGGCCGGGCGATCCGGCTCCGAAAACCGCGAGTATGTCGCGCACCTGATCCATATCCGCCGCCCCGGCAAGCGCTTCCAGGAGGGCGCCGATCTCGCCCTCCATCGTCCGCTGCAGGTCGCCGCCCTGGATCAGCTCATCCACCAGGGCCTCGACACTGTCGCGTGGGCCGGGATCAGCGACCCGGGCGGCAGTCTGACGCTCGACCGCAGGCGGGTTGGCGGGTGGCGGATCACCGGGCACAGGCAGGGCAACAGGTGGCGGTTCGGGGGCGGGAGGTGTCAGCACCTCTTCGCCCTTTTCCGGTTCGCGCAGGGCAAAGACCTCGCGGATCTGCCGCACAGTGATCTTCAGCCCCGCCTTCGGCCCCTTTTCCATCAGCTCCAGCATCAGCTTCGGGTCAACCGTTTCCGGCGGTGGGAAACTGATATGCGGCAGTGCCACCGACCCGCTGAAGTTGACCCGGGCCAGTGCACCGGCAACATCGCGCTGCAGCGTGGCAGCCAGCTGTTCTGCATCGGCGTCGCGGATGTCGTCGCGCACCTTTTCGTGGATATTGCCGACCGCATGGCCACCCGCGATGGCATCGGTGGTGGCCACCTGGCCCAGAATGCCCTTCGAAAGCTGCTCGTCCCAATAGCGCGCATTGCCTTCATAGAGCTTTTCCGAGCCAGAGCTGGCGGCGGAAATCACCTCCAGATCCATGTCTTTGGGAATGATCGCCGCCATATCCACGCCGATCTGTCGCGCGGCGCGCAACAGGGTCAGCCGGTCGGCCTGGCTGGAGGTCGGGCCATATTTGCCGAGCCGCAGCGGGTGGCCATAGGCCTCCAGAAAGATCGCCCAGTCCTTCAGCGTGTAATTTTTGAACAGATAGGCCCAGGCCGCCAGCCGGGCGAGGCCGCCGCGGATCGCCAGGCCGGATTTTGCCTTGGCCAGATGGATCACATAGCTGTCAGGGCGCAGCGGCTGCGGCCCTGCATTGTCACGCAGGTAGAGATAGCTGCCATTTTCGCGGTCGAACTCAAACCAGCGCGGATCGACATGTTCCATGCCGCAGATCTTCAGGCCCTTGGCGCCCTCGCGTTCCCAGAGGATTTCGCAGACGGAATAGGCCTTGCCCAAGGCATCCATCATGTCGATCAGCGAGGTGCGCACCGCCGCCGAGATCAGCGCCTGGCGGGTCATGTCGGCCAGCTCTTCCGCCTCGGTCGTGTCGTCGCCCGCATCGACCTGCACTTCCAGCGACCGGATGGCCCGCTTCCGCACCCCCAGCACGGCGGCGTAATGCAGATCTTTCTCTTCCATCTGTTCGGCCAGCTCCAGATAGGCCGTGGCATCGCCGGTCTCCGCCTCGCGCAGGATTGCGGCCAGCCGCGTTGGGGTCAGCCCATCCGCCGGGTGGCCGGTCTGGATCGACCGGATCGAGCCGAGCGAGGGCACAGCCTGCCGGTCCAGCATCTGCGCGGCTGGCACCCGCTGGAGCGGTCTGCCGAATTGATCAAGGATTGCCATTACCAAGCCCCTCCGCCCCAGCGTTCGCTGGTGGCTGTTTCGTCATCTTCGTCACGGTCGGGCGCGGCCCAGCGGCTGCGGGTGCCAGGCACGCCCTGATAGCCAAAGTTCTCCGGGCCGAGATCGGCAGCCGAAACCGCCAGTGCCCCGGCCCAGAAGCGGTCGGCGTGGCCGTCGCTGTCACGGTCCGCCACCAGGCGACGGATGCCGGTCAGGCCCACCTGCGATTTCACGGAATGCAGGTCTGCGCGCAGGACCGGATCACCGGCAGGGATGCGCGTCTTGCGGTCCTGCATGCTTTCCTTAAGCGTCGTGGCCATGTCGAGCTTCGCGGCTGGCGTAAACAGCACCCCTTCAACCCGATCCTCGCCATGGCGGCGCTTGGCATCCTCGACCGGCTTTTCGCCCATGCCGGTCTGGTCCATACGGCAGCGCACCACGCGATAGCGCTTCATCACCTCATCCAGCAGCCGGTCCTGTTCGGCAAAGTTGATCCGCTTGCGGGCAATGATTTCGCGGGTGACCAGCACTTCCCCCACGAGCTCCAGCACCCAGATCACGAACAGGTCGTTGCGGGCGGCAATATCGACGCCCACGAAACACAGCCCGCCCATGTAATGTTCGGGGATGCCGGCACTGTTGCTTTCGCAGGCCGAGATCAGGTCGTAATCCAGCCAGCTCGAAGCCTCATCCAGCCAGGCCAGTTCGAATTCCTGCGCCCAGGCATCCTGATCGGCCATGCCTGCCCGCAACTCGTCAACATTGACATCCAGCCCCTGCCGCACCGCCTCGTAAATGTCGATGTGGTGGCGTGACCAGATCCGGCCTTCCTTCTCGGCCGTCATCAATTCGTAGAACTTGTTGCCCTTGCCATTCGGGGTGCTGATGACGCGGATGCGATGCCCGCCGCGCGCCGCC